TGTACTTGAATAAGTAGTAGAACCATACGGAGTGTATTGGTTTACACGGTTAGCTTGTGTGCGGTATTTTTCAGCTTCAAGATTGCCAGCAGCAGTGGCTTGCGCTGCGCCTGTATAGTCTGGTGCTGGTGGTGCTGACGGCTTACCCATAGTTATTACTCCATTTAATCAATAACTGCAAGCTTCCATAGCTGCTTCATAGCCAGCTGTGTTTGTTTGTGTGCTAGGTGTACTTGAATAAGTAGTAGAACCATACGGAGTGTATTGGTTTACACGGTTAGCTTGTGTGCGGTATTTTTCAGCTTCAAGATTGCCAGCAGCAGTGGCTTGCGCTGCGCCTGTATAGTCTGGTGCTAGTGGTGCTGACGGCTTACCCATAGTTATTACTCCATTTAATCAATAACTGTGGGTTTCCACGCCCACATTATAACGCCTTTTCAAGTATTTGCATTGACTTTTTGTAATCGTCAAAATATGCAAGTCACCTGTTGGTGATGCGTCTTTAATCGTTGCTTCAATCTCATAGCCTAGATGCTTGTCTAGCTTTAGCGCTTTATCGTTGCTTGCCTCAACTAAACCGATGATCTTTTTCACGCCTAACTGCTCAAACGCATAGTAAAAGCTAAACCACAAGAACTCGAAAAACTCTTTGTTTAGTGTTCCTTCTATTGCAATGTGGCTGTAAACAGACGCACCATTAAAACCAGCCCACATTGAAACTGCTACGATCTTGCCTTTAATTTCAAGCCCAATATATTGAGCTTCGCCATGCACATATTCTTTGTCGAGGCGCTTGCACACCCACTCGCCAAGCTCTTGTTGGCGATTTGTTACGATCAAAATTTTGCCCCATGCTCAAAGCTGTAGTCAATAGAGAATATGCGCACATCAGCGTATTTCGATTCAATGCTGACTTGCAATGTTCCCCAATAGCCTAATCCTGATACTGACTTCCACTTGCGATCAGTGTAAATCTGTCCACCCCAAACTGAGCCATCACCCCACTTTGAAACACCCCAAATAGCGGGTGCAATATCAGCCAATACGGGCAGAGTGATTGATTGCAAGTTACGGTCAAAGTCGATTGATAGCTTACTGCCAATACCTACGTTTGCGTTGTAACCGTAGATAACCCTCGCCATATTCCAACGCTTTAGCTGGCTTTCAGTGCCAAACTGCTGAAAAGCTGGCAGTACACTTGCGCGAATAGATGCGCCGTTATCGTTTTGAGTGTCCCACATACGGTAAACTTTATCAGTCGAGCCGAAATACAGTTGCTCATCGCTAAAGTACCAGCACTTAGCTGGTATATCAGTCCATCTAGCCCATGCGCCTGAGATTGTGTTCATCACATACTGATAGCTTGCTGTTGTGCTGATTGGTATATTAACCAGTAGCATATTTTGAGGTGGATAGAGCAGAATATCCCACCCAAACTGAGTGGCGTAATCAGTGGTGTCTTGGGCTAGTTGAGGCTGGATTTTCTCAGTCATTTGCAAGTGAGTAGAAACCCTTGAACTCATCAAAGACTTGCTCATTTGAGCGATTCCGTCTTTGTTAATGATGAGCAAGTCACCACCATATTTGCAAGTGTATGCAGCGCTCCCTGCTGTGTTTGTTGGTGTGCCGATGTAGAAAATACCAGTTAGTGACCATGAAACGGCGCTTGCAGGGTTTGTGCCTCTATATACAGCAACCTCACCAGCAGTTGTGAACACCATAAAGTAATCATCAACACCTGTACCAGCATCAAGCGTCCAAGTGTCTATCTTTACAATAGAGCCGCCTCGCGTAAAGATTGGCCCGAAGTCAAACTTAGTGGCAACGCCAGCAATCGCATCAGTGTCTAAATACCAGCAATTCATTGAGTTTTTCTCTACAAACCATAATCTGCGCTTGTGCTGAATAACGTCAATAAACTTTGAAGTTAGAACACCAGTGATTGCATACGGCACTGAAACATCGCTGACCGAGTAAACGTTTGTGCCGTTGTAAATCAGTAATGGGTCAACCCCATTAACTAAGTGCAAGAACGTACCACCACTTGTTGAAAAGTGGCTATGCTTGAAACGCGCAGACGTTAAGCCTGTAATCGCTGGTGCGCCAACTGCACCTTGCGTTGTAATGTCGTAGATATTGACAGCGGTTGTGCCAGATACTACAGCAGCAAACTTCTTTGAAACTGTTGGCGCATCATAGTCAAATATCGTTTCAACTACACCATTTAAGCCTGTTGCCCACTCTGTATAACCCTTGCGAATCATTAACTCGCTAGGTAAGCAGAACATATTATCAAGCACAACAGCGTCAATCGGCTTCATTTGTGGCAAAGGGTCTTTCACGTTCCAACCACCAATAGGTGCTGGCGAAGTGACGATCTTTGCGGTTTGTCGTTTTTTAGCAAACATTAAGCCCCCACGTTCCCGAGACCCGTATCAGGTAAATTATTCTGCGTCAACAAGATATTTGCGTACTTAGGCGCAAGGCTCAGCGTGTCAGCCGCAGCCTCAGTGGATTTGAACTTATCTAACTCGCGGATATAGTCCATAAGCAAGGTGCTTGTATCAAAGCCTTTGATCTCAAAGAATTTGAGCTTAGTGCCTAGAATTAATAAACGATCAGGCAACTTGCTTGTGTCAGTGTCAACAGTAAACTTCTTTTTACCTGTGCCACCAGCATCAACAACCCATGAGTTTGAAATATACTCATATCCCATAGTCAGAACCGCGCTAGGAGCAGGCCAGATCGTGAATTTATCGCCAGTTAAGCGAAACCTCATGCGAGGACCTGTAGTGATGTATGAGCTTTTAAGCCATTGCCATTCTTGTGCGTCTTTTGGCCCGATAATCGACCAACGATTTGATTTGTTGTATTGCGTCTTGTTTACGATGCGCTCAAAATCAGCAGGCATATCGTACTTAACTTGCCCGAAGGTAAACAAAGTGCCTGTGGCTGTTGCTGTAGCTGGTACGTTCATTACCACGCTATTAGCACCAACGCTTGTCACGAAGTTATCTTGCTGAATGCCATCACCCATCAAGGTGAATGCAGTAGTCAAACCAACAACCGAGCTTAGATTGCTAATTGTTGAGCTACCAGCAACAGTATCGCCAGTGTATTGATAATAGACTGTTTGGAAACGATGCTCGGCAACTAAAGTCTGCCAATCTCGCTCTGTTAGAAGTGAATCGCCTACACGATTCATTAACGCTAGAAGCTGTAAATCTGTGGTATCTGAGCTACCTACAACGCTATTTGGAGGTGGCAACCCTAACTCCAATGCAACATCTTGAATGTTTTGAAGCAGGGTAGCCATACTTTTCTCCTATTTATTCATTTTCAACAACTTCCTCTTTAGACTTGCGACCCTTTTTGGGCGCTTCACCTAAGAGTTGAGCCATTTGCTCTTGTAACTTAGCGATCATTTCAGCTTGTTGCTTAATTGTATCGCTTTCAGCTACTTTGCCACGATTCAAATACGCTTGAGCCTTTGTGCGCCATTGAACACCACCCATGATGCGAGTGAATGCCGAATCTGGTGCACCTGCTACCTGCTCTACATACTTGAAACCCTGATAACTAAATTCATGCCGCAATGTTTCAGGTATATCTACCCACTCCATGATTGAAGTGCCTGTTAATGCTTGCAAGCCTGTGTACGCTTGCCACTTTCTAGCAAAGCGTCTTTTATGCTGCTCTTCAACAATCGTATCAACTGTTAAAGTCTTGTCGCCTAGTATTGCAATGCGAACAAAATCTGTTTCTTTTCCATCAACGTAATTCTTGTAAAACGTAACATCTAAACTCTCATCGCCAGAGGTATCTCCAACATAAGCAATTTCATCAGCCAATTTAATTCTCCTAGAAGGAATAGGGGGCTTAACCCGCCCCCAAGAGGTTTAAATCAATTAGCCGTTACCGTTTGCAGATGGTTGCATAATCTGAGCAACGATTGTTCCTGCCCCTACAGAAGCAGTTGTACATACAGCGCCATCAACTTTTTGAGCCGCAACTACAGTTGACAAGCTACCAGCGGTTGCAGATACATAAACCAAAGCACCAGCCGAGATAGCTGCCGCGCAGTTAATAACTGCTGAACCTTCTACTTGAAACCAACCGTAAGTGTTTGCAACTACGGCAGCCATTGCCACGCCAACTGGGCCACGAGTTGCTCCAACAGAGCGTGTTGCTGTGCCTGCTTTGATATCAAAAGAACATACGTCACCAACAGCAACAGATGCAATGCCTTTCATGTAGATAAAAGCACCTTCGCCATATGTTGGGTCAGTTGCACGGACTAAAGTACCAAGAGGTAAGTTTTGTACAGTATCGACTACTGTAATGCCTTGTACGCCAACGCGTGGGGTTACTAATGAATAAGCCATTTTAAATCTCCTTTAAATCATTTAAGAAGGGGCGGAATTAACCACCCCTAAACTATTACGCCAAAGACATGTAAGCGTTGAACTGAGCGCCAGAGCAAGTCAAAGCACCAGACCAGCCCATCAAGCGAACAACAGCGTCTTGGTTAACTGCTTGACGGTCACCGCCGATTGCAACGAAGTTGCGATCTTTGTGAGGGCGGAAATGAACAAACTTGGTGTTAATGAAGTACATCGCACCAGTTGTTGCGTTACCACCGATACCGCCACCCAATACAACGTCAGCAGAACCAGCGCCACCGTAGAACTTCAATGCTGAGAAACCAGCGGCAGCCATCTTGTCATCAGTGATGCGCTGGATTGCTTGCAAGCTAGACAGATATAAGCTGTAAGCACTTGTACCAGCGTAGATCAAGTCAACATGGTCAGCACCACGAACACGGCTCAAAGCCACTGTGTTCATAGCGTTTTGGATGTTAGCTGCTGTAGAAGCACCGCCGTTGATTGTTGCAGCGTTGTAAGAACCGTTTTGCCAAAATGTATAAGCAGCGCGATCAATACCCCCGTAAGTGCCAGTAGCGGGGCTAGTTGCGATCATGGCAGTTAAACCTACCAAGTTCTTGCCAGCATTGCCTGTTCCATCACCGTGAAGGTCAAGGTCGATCTTGTTACGCAAACGAGATTCAGCGATTTCAACGCGAGTCGCAAGCAACTCAATCATTGCTTCTGAACCACTGTTTTGCAACATCTCAGGGCCAGAGATTGTCACTGCATCAGCATAATGCTTCAGAGTAAACTGAGCAGCGCTGATTGGTGAGTCTGGAGAGATATTGATTGTCTCATAACCACTGTAAGAACCAGCGAAGTTAGTAGCTGGGTCGTTGTAAGTGATTTCCTGAAGGATTGTAGAACCACCGCTTACGGTTTTGATGTTGCCGCGCTCAGAGAGACGCATTAACAACGCATTGTTAGCTGTGAGGTTGTTTTGAGCCTTTTTAGTACGGCTCTCGATTGTTGTTGCGATAATATCGCTGATTGCTGAGTTGGCAAATGCCATGATAAAGCTCCTTTAGTTTATTAACCCATGCTGCCGCATTGCTTGACGGACAGCCTCTTCAGTTGTGGCAGGGGTAGGATTGTGAGTTGCCCCCGTAGGTGCGCCTCGTACAGATACCGCTGCCGCCTTTGCTGCTTTCGCAGCTTGGTCTGCTTTTAGAACCTCTTGACGCTTGCTTTCCTCAAACTGTTTTGTTTGGTACTTGCCGAACACATCGTCATTAAGTCTAATTGCTTTCGTATAAGCATCATCAAGAGTGGTTGCGAAGCCCTTGTCTAACAAGTCAGCCATGTGCAACTTAACGTCTTCAAAATACTCATGCGATTGGGCAAATTGTTCAATACTCTGTTCAATCTGTCCGACCTCGGCACTCTGTTGAGAGGCTTGGGTGTTACCTAGCTGAGACTGCAAGCTAGATATTTGCTGCTGTAATTCATGCATCTTTGGATCAAACGGCATTTCAGCCACTTGAGATACATCAATTTGATAATCGTTTGCTAACTGCCTGAGTAATGTTGCCTTCTGCTCTGCACTGCCAGTCCTGAGTGTGCGCTCAGTCTGGAGCAAATTAGCGAATGCAATTTCAGGTGTTACGCCTAATTGTAGCATGTAATCTTTATGGGGTGCTATAGCTTTTTCAATACTGCGAGCAACATGCGCCTCTGCCTTATACTTTTCGATGCCTTTATGGAACTGGCCTTCACGCTCAATGATTAGCTCTTGAATGTTAGGAGGCAGCGCACTAAGCTCCTGCTGTGCTTCTTTTTTCCATGCTGAGAATGGGTTGCGAGCAGGCTTTTCTGCTGGCTTTTCCTCTGTTTTCTCGTCTTTTGCGACTGTTTTATCCTCTGACTGTGCGTCTTTTGGTGCTTCATCAGCGGTTTTTTCTTGCACAACACCTTTTTTAGCGAACTTTCCGTCAGGCTCGCGTGGTTTTGATTCATCTTTGGTGGACTGCTCTAACTTTTCTACTTCACGGGCAACAATATCACGGGTATCTAGCGAAACCTCTGCTGCTGGTGCTTCGTTACTTACCTCTTGGGTTGCCAAGTTCTCTGCTGTTGCCATTTTTTATGCTCCTTATCGTGGTTGACTATCTAAACGTGCTGCAATCTCTTGGCGTAATGCTTGCTTCTCTTTCGTGCTGCGTTCTACCTTCTTTTCTGGCATCTTTTCATTGCCTACTTCAATACAACCATGTTGCTTTAAATGCGAACGATGCTTTGTTCGTGATTCTATCATACTGCCATCTATTTGAGACTTATAAGGCTGAATGTCGGGGATTATACCACTATTTGGAACAATCCTACCATTTTGCATGGCTACCTTTTCATCCATGCGACATTTATTATCCCATGCTGTCTCTTGCTCTGATTCTGGCACGTTCCATGAAGCGAGCCATTCAGACTTAACAGCACCACAAGCGCTTATATCCATTACAGGACACCCTCCGTCCACATTAAATTAAATTATTTTGGTGCATCCCAAGGCTTTTGGCCTGTTGGTACTCCGTTACGCTCTAGGATGCGAATGTCACCAGGGTTGAACATCACAAAGTTTCGTGTTCCCTCTCCAGCGGTGCGGCTTGAGCCGTCTAGGTATTTGATTCCAGTCAGCCCTTGCGATTGCAAATAATCTGACGCGCCTTTGCTTCCAACATCAGTAGGTGCGCGCATCATTCCGTAAACTTCCGCACCTGTTGGATTATGGTCGATAGGAAAATCATGCGCGATAGACGCGTTTTTAATAGCTGACTGCACATCAGGATGTTGCTCACTCAGTGGCTTATCCCAGTCAAGCATCTTGTCTATGTGAGCGTCGGGGATGTCGGTTTTGTAGAATGCGCCTGATGTTTCGGCAACCGGCAATTGACGGCCAGAATTCAGCGACTCAATTGCATTATTTAACTTAGTGACAGAATCGCCTTTTGCATATTGCAAGTTTGATTTTAGATACTGGATTGCGGCATCTTTGTCTCCTTTGCTCTGCACTAACACAGCCGCCGCCAATTCATCAGGTAAGGCGATATTGATTGGCCGACCGTTAATTGTAACCTTTTTATCAGACAGCGTTTCTTTGTAACTCTGCGCAACCTTTGGATTCTCAGCCAAATAATGCCCCATGCCATAAGCCTGTGCGCCTTCACCTGTACCAATAGCCTCATTCTTAAACTTATCGAATAAGTGAGGGGAACCATGCCATGCTGTCGCGCCACGCTGACCAGACAATGCACTTGCAAGCTCAGGGAACTTCGCACCTTTGCTTGCCCTGCTTGCAATAGCAGTAGCGCCCAATGCGGACAGTCCAGCAGCTCCAAAGCCGGCTAGCTTAGCACCTAGTCCAGTGCCGATTAAATCCAGCGGGGATAACTGAAGGCCTGTGAATGATTCAGTTGGCACACCGCCTTGCAAGCCTTCCTCTGGAATAATTCCACGTTGTGTTAGATTGTTTTTAATCAGCAAATCAGCTAATGGGCTAGCTTGTCCAGACGATGTCAAATGATCCATCCCCTCATGCACTGGCTGAGCCGTTGCAGGATTGAATCGGCTTACTAATCTAGCTGTATTTATGTCAAAAGCCATTTTAAACCTCGATCACTTCGCCATTCTGTCCAACATAAGCATGATTACCGTTAGCATCACGATGCAGTCTATGCCCAAGATGATTAGATAGCGGCAATTTGCTGATACGTTGTTGCTCAATCTCTTCGTCCGATAGAGCGGCATCCGCTGCGTCATCTTGTTGTTGCGAGATTAAAGATTGCGCGGATACTTGGGCGATGATTAACTTAGTTTCATTTTCAACATGAAGTTTATACTTTTCAAACTCTAAGTCTCGACCTTTTAATCTATCTTCATGCTGCATCTTCATTTGCTCAATTTGCATCTTGCCTTGCTCAATTTGACCTGATTGCTGCATTTTTGCTTGCTCTACCTGTTGCGAAGCCTGCAACTTCATTTGCTCAGGATCAGGTTGTTGTGGTTGTTGGCTGGCTTGTTGTTGCTTTTGCTCAATCTGCTGCATGGCTTGTTCAAATACAGACTCAATATCACGGCCTACTTTAAAACCACGCACCCCAAACATGAGCATCTCACCTAGCAAATGTGATAACTCAGGTGCTTGCGCCGATGCTTGCATAGCCTCTTTCAAGAATGCTCCTATTGCTTGCAAGAACTCCATGCGGCCTTGCTTTTCGCCCTGCTCATCAATCTCAACGAGCGTATCGTTTTCAATATCAATCGCAAAGTTACGCAATGGCTCATTCTGTAGCAGTTGAATAGCTTGCTCTGCGTACTGAGCATCAGGCGTGTACATGATGCCAGAAGCATCAAGCAATGACTGAGGCTGGTACTTGCTGCACATAATCTCAGACTTCATACGTAGTATGTCACGCGCAAAGCGAGCTACGTCATCTTTGAGGTCATTCAAACGGATAGATGCAAACTGCGACTTGATTTGCTGTGCTGTTGCGGTTTCGTTTGATTGTGAAGCACCACGCACAATGTCACTGATACCAGTAACCTCGTAAATAATCTGCTTACACGATTCACGCGCTGCATACAGTTGTTGCAATGCTTGTGCTACGTCAGCAAGTGGCATGAATTGAACTGCTTGGCTCAAGCCTCCTTTTTCCATGAATGCTTGCCAGTTAGTCACTGGAATCATTACGGCATCATTGCCTTCTTTGAGTAATCGACCTAGCGACGCTTCATCAGCAGCATAGATACCCATCACTTTCATGGATTTGGTTAGGTGCTGAATGCGGCTAGTGAGAATGTCAATCTCGTCTGCTTGGTCTTGATACAGCACAAAATCAGCTACAGGCACTAGCGAGCCCGTAGTGATTGTTGCGTACACTGGCTTAGGGCAAGGAAAGAACTGCTCAAGCTCAAGCGGGTCATCGCGCTCATCTAGGATGTAGTCATAGTGCGTAGCAATCCAATAAACCTTCTTAGTTGGCTTGCACCAGATTTCCCATACCTCTGCCTTCTTTAACTCTTTCGTGCTGTGCTTTTCTTTATCCTTATCATCAGGCGACATAGTGAGAGGCACTTGCCTAAAGTCCTCACCAAAGCGCTCAACACCTTCATCAAGGCCAAGATACACACGGCGACCCACCCACGTTACCTCTTCCCAAGTGCGGGCTGGCAAGTGAGCAAAGTCTTTCCAGTAAACGTAGTCAACTGGGCTGGTTTCTTGAGTAATACGCTCTAGTGGCTCTGCTTCTTCGCCAGCTAGTGGATTCTCTGCATTAGTCTCGTTTGACTCATCGTAACCTTCGCCAATCTCTGCATCATCTGTTAGCTGCGGTTCTTCGACTTCTTCTGTTATCGGCTCATAGCGTAACCATGAAACACCACGCCCTGATAATAAGCGATCTTCAACACAGTTAGACATTGCGCTATGAAAGTCACCAAACTGCTTGATTTCAAATGACAATGCACGTTCTAAGATAGTGGATGCAACGCGAGCAACAGGGTTGTTGTCTTTAAAGCGGCGCGATACTTCAGGCTTTGGAGTCTTGCTGTAGATTGCTGGCTTTAACGTGCGTACATTAGACCAGAGGATGTTAAACCGCGCTTCGATGTTGTCAGCATCTTTGCGCTCATCACGGTAGCGCTTAACGATTTTCTCACCGCGCTCGGTGAATTTCTCATACGCTTCTTTGTAGCGCGTGAGTTCGTCTTGCCATTTTTGTGATGATTGCTTGTCCATAAGAAGCTCCAGATACAGCGTAATTCTGCATATTGTACACTAAGTTTCAGATACGGCTAGATTTTTTGCCATTGCTATCCCAAAGCTCATTGAGGCTTTGTTCATGCCAGAACTTAGGCTCAGGTCGTTTTGCTTCTTTAAACTCCTCGCGCCAAGCAATAGCCATCATTCTAAACGCATCAGCCGCATGAGAGGTGAAGTCATGCTTTGGCTTTTCATGGAATGCCTTTTTAGTATCATCCCACTCTCGTTGATACTGGGCTAAACACTCAAAACCATCCTCAGTGCCTTCTTTATCAAACCAACACTTAGGAAACATTTGACGCGCAGCTTGAATACCATCTTGAATTGAAAGCGAAGGCACTATCCTTACTTTGCTGACACCTAGCGCCTTTTGTGCCATCTCTTGAATAGACTTGCCACCACTAGCCAGCGTCTTTGCCCTTGCATCATGTGGGAAGTAGTGCATACCGTAATTGTAACCAGTGCCTGCTAACACATCAAAGTAATCATCCATCGTCAGTCCACTAGCTCCATAATACTTCAACACCCTAACCTCACCGCAGATTACTTGATAAAACCATATCGAAGTATCGTCACTATAACCAAGGTCAAAGGCCGTGTAAACAGGATATTGCCTGTCATACTCAACTCTTGTTAGCCTGCCGCTTGCTTCAACGTCACGGCATTGCGAACCATAGTAAGAACCCATAATAGCGGCATCGAATGAGCAAAGATACTCTTGCTCAAACATAGCCTTGCCGTAGTCACTACCGAACTCGTTTATGTAAAATTCCAACTCAGCTTCTAGCTTTTCTTTGCTCATAACACCAGTGTCCAAAGCTGATAGCTTTTGAGCGAATGAGTTAGGGTCTTTTTCTGCTGCTTTAAATGTGGTGTGAGCGTGATTCCTACCGCGAGGTGTTGTGATGAATATCTGCCAGCCATTATTCTCAGCGATGATCGGGCGCAAATATGCCCTAGCTGACGGGTTAGCCAAAGCCCACTCTGAGTAAGTGATGCCTGCTGGTGCAGTACCAACTAGGGCGTTATAGTTATCAGAGCCAACCACTTGCCACACTGAGCCATTGATAAACTGTATCTGCATCTCTTGGTCGCGTGTTCGCTTACGAAGCTCCATAGGGAACGCCTCATCAATACGCCTTTTGCCAGTGTGAGGGTTAATCGCATCCCAGATTGCCTTGCGAGCTTGAGAATACTCAGGAAGCATGTGCCAATAAGTTGCTTGTCGCTTGATTGCTGATATTGCTTCAAAGTGCAAGCAAATATCGTCTTTGCCAGATCGTCTATGCCAGATTAACTCAGCGTGTTTTCCACCACCCCTAAGATAATCCCATGCTTTGCGCTGATATGCTCTAGGCTTCCATCCATTGTGAGGCAGTAAAATCTCAGCCATTACTCGATGATTCTGATTGTTGTATCGACTTTTGCTTCTGTTGGAGCGTTGTAACCGTGCATAAGATTTAGTTCTTTGACTGCAGCGACCTTAACTGATCCAGAGCCTTCTTTATACGCTTGCATTAGTGCCTTGACCGACATTTCCCTGCTCCACAACAATTTGTTTTGAACGGCTTTTTTAAGTTCAGCAACCCTCGCCGTAATCTCACTGTTTTTCATGAGATCGCCAGCGCGGTTGTAAATAGTCGCATCCTTCATGTTCTCAGCATCATAAGCCGCACGATAAGCGTCAGCCTGTCCTAGCCCGTTAGCCAACCCTTGAGCGAACGCTTCTTGTTTAGCTGTTAGCGACAAAGCTCTCTCCTGTTGATTCTAGCATGGCTGTCTTGCCTGTAAACTCTTGCCAGCGTTTGACAATAACGTCAACGTATTTGGGGTCGGGTTCCATAGCGTAGCCAACTCGCCCGTTCTTCTCTGCTGCAATGATGGTCGTGCCTGACCCACCAAAGCTATCAAGCACAATGTCACCGCCCTTCGTGTTATTGAGCATCTGATACTCAAACAGCTCCACTGGCTTCATTGTCGGGTGTTCTCCGTTGCGCGAAGGCTTGTCGAATTCCAGAATGGTGGTTTGCTTGCGGTCGGCTGACCATAAATGGCCAGCCCCGTCTTTCCAGCCATACAGGCAAGGCTCATGCTTCCACTGGTAGTCTTGGCGACCCATCACCAGTGAGGATTTTTTCCAGATCAAACACTGGCGTACTGTCCAGCCCGCATCCTGACATGCACCACGGAAATTAAAACCCTCGGTGTCCGAGTGCCAGATGTAAAACACGGCTCCCAGTTTCATTACGGTGTCAGCGGTGACAAATGCGTCACGCAGGAACTGGCGGAAATTCTCATCGGACATATCGTCGTTGAGAATGGTTTTTTCGATACGCGCACCACCATCGCCTTTATTCTTGAACGCCGCGTCTGCCCCGTAAGCAACGTTGTACGGCGGATCGGTAAGCCACATATCGACCTGACGCTCGTTGACCAACTTCTCCATGTCGGTGATAACCGTTGACGAGCCACACATCACCCTGTGCTTACCCAACAACCAAACATCACCGAGCTTTGTTACTGGATTGATCGGCACTTCCGGCACAGCGTCCTCGTCTGTTAAGCCTTCCACTTCCTCTGGAAACAGCGCTGCAATTTCATCAGCCGAGAAACCTGTTAGCTCAACGGCGAACCCTTCCGACTCTAGTTGCTCAAACTCCAGCTTCAACATCTCGTCATCCCAACCAGAGTTTAGTGCCAGCTTATTGTCGGCAATGATGTAAGCCCTTTTTTGGGATTTTGTGAGGTGTGCTAGCTCAATGCAAGGCACTTCATCCATCCCT